ATAAGTCTTGTGTTTATTTACACGCTTAGTATGTCTGCCTTTTCTTTTCTTAGGTGGCTTTCTAATATGTTTGTTCTCAAGATTTTTTTTTGCCATTCTTCTTCTTCAATTTTATTTTAACATTACTACCTTGCTGTGCAAGTAATGTAGGTTTCTTTTTAGAATATGCCTGAGCAAACATTGTAACTATATCATCACTCATTTAATTCCTTTAATTTCTTTTATTCTTTTAACACCATGCTTATCAGTTTCAACAACTGCTTCTACTTCTTTGCATTCCATTCTTACAGTATTTGTACTACCATCACGTTCAACTTTACGTTTTTGTTCTAAGCAATCAGCAAGATTAATTTTAGGTGAGTAGTTTTCTAACTTACCATTAAGAAACATTAGTAAAGCAAATACTATTTCACCCATTACTTACCTCTAACTGAATCTAATTCTTTTTCTAGCTTATCTATTTTCTTTTCTAACTGACTAATGATTACTTTAGTGTGTACGTTTTCTTCTAATTGTTTTGAGTGTTTATCTAATGCTTTAGCTTGATATTCAATCAACATATACATCTCTTGGTTCTTAGGAGTTTGCTCAGCCTTCTTTAAAAGATCTTGCGACATTAACTTCTCATTAGTTTCAAGCCTGTTAAGTCTTTCAACTATTCCAAAGTAAGTCCAAACAGCCACAACAATTGCAGATACAATCGCTACAATATTTTTAATTGGTAAAGATACTTGTGTTTGATCGCTTAACTTTAGATCACTCATTTTATTCTTTAGGTTTGTTAGCCATTGTTCTGGCTACAGACTCTGCTGATCTACCTACAACATAACCGCCTAAACCTATTTGTAATAATGTCCAGACATCTCCAGGAAGATCAATAGTAATAGCTGCACCAAAGAAGAATTTAACGATTGGACCAAATATATAATTCCATATTAGAATAAATATAAGTACATACATAAGTAGTGGTCGCCAGCTAGATGCAAACCAACCTGCTTTAGCTTCTGCTTCTATAATCTTTGCAGCCGCTTGTAATTCTTGTGTGTTTGATTGTAGTAATTGTGTTTGTAAATCTGATTTTAATTTAGCTTGCAAGTCTTTATCAGTTACTGATTTTTCTATTGTAGAAAACAAGATCTTAGCAAGAGGTGCTACTGCGTTTAACATTGGTAACATTTAAGCCTGACACTTTCTCATTAAATTAGACAACTCTTCGCATCTGCTTGGTGTTTGTCTGTACCAATTTGAATTCAGCATTTCCTCAGCAGCTCGTGTATAATCAAATTCATTTAAAGCTGCAAACATATTCTTGAACTTATAAACACCAGTCTTACCTAATTGGAATACCATCTCAATTATAATTCCTTTAGCAGCCATAGCTATATCTAATGTGCCAACTAATTCTTCCATACCTTGTTTAGCTTTATTAAAATCTTTTTCAAACAATGCTTCTAATATATCTTTGTCATAGATAACACCCTCAACAAAGTCATCTTCTTCTGTAAGTAAATGACCATAGCCAATGGTAGCTTTACCTAATGAATCAAGGTAAACTTTAGCTATGAAACCTTCATGTTTCTTTATGCGTATTTTGACGTCTTCGTAATTCATTTGACTACTACTTTACCATCTTCATAAACATAAACAATCTTAACATTTAAAGCCTTCTGTATTTTTGATGGTGATCTATTTATTCTATCGTTCTTCTTGTGAGCATATTTAGTATCTGACTTTCTGTATGATACAGTCTTAACATCGTAATTAGTATATTCATTTGTCTTAGTATTTAGAACAACCAAATCAACTGGACCAACACCACCTGTAGGTGTGAAGACTAATACATTAGGTTGTGTGCTAAAATAAGACTGTGCTATTAGTTGTGATGTAATACCCTTACGATGTTTTAAATTCACTGCAATGTAACCCTGTGTTGTTTATTTAACAAACTTTAGAATAGAAACAATAGAACCAACCAAAGCACCAACAATAATTAGGAAAGCAATAACTCCCTTTCCCTTATTCATATCAGCACGAAGATCTTTAACATCAACTCTTAGTTCATCAATTGTTTTAATAAGAGTTTGCATTCGTTCAGCACAAATCTTTTCATGTGCAGATAAACGAACTGATGTAGCAGATATAGTCTTTTGCTTTCTTTTCATACACCACCTATAGTGGCTGTGGATAAAAAGTCAATTATGAATTGTATGTGGATAGTTAAATAAAGGTGGTATTTCTACCACCCTTATCCTATAGATTACTCTTCTTCAGAATCTTCTAGATCAATCTCATCATCTAGATCTTCTTCATCTTCAGAGATATAGTTATCATCTGGACTTATTTTTAGCTGAAGATCATCTAATAGATCTTTTATCTCATATATCAGATCTTCTGCAGTTTTATGTTTCTTTGCCATATAACTCCTATGTTAGGTTAGGCAGGTGCGAGATAAAGTTAATTGAATAATAAGTAAATAAAATTATTTTTTATAACTTATTGAATTATAGATATTATTTATTTTTTTTTATTTGATTGCTGTTTTAGTTCTTCAACTTCTCTTGTTAGAATTTCAATGGTTGTTTCTTGTTTAGATACCCAATAGGTTATACCAATAACCTGGGTTAATATAAAGCTAAAGTAAATGATTAGCATCTTAGGAGAGAAATAACTTTTAAGTTCTTTTAATGCTTTTCTTACTTCAGCTATTTCATCGCCATGATCTAATACAATCTTCTGTATATTCTCAACTAATCTATATGTAATTCTACCTATATCCATAGGTTACATATATAGAAATGATTTGTCTAAATAAAGTTATTTATTTTTATTATAGAATTCTTCAACTGCTTTAGCATAGTCTTTCCAAAACTTCTTAGCATCTTCAAAAGCATCTGCATAAAACTTAGTCCAATATTCTTTGATTGATTTGTAATCAAGCATTTAAAAACTCCAGTTCATGTTCGTTATAAGGTATCATGACAGCTATATAATATATGATATTATATTTACAAGACTTAACGTCTATTTATCTGGTCAATCATTTTACCATGGTATTCTATTGAACCAAGGTGGGTTATAGGTGTAGCAAGATCAGTCCAGATCTCAAAGCCACACTCTTCAGCTAATCTACAAAAGTAATAGTCTTCAGATAGAAATCTGTTAACACCATCTTTTTCTTTGTAAATCCCAACAGGGAAAAAATCGTATGCATTCTGGGAGTTTTCAATCCCTGTTCTTAGATCTGGTTTATATTTAAGCTGAGAATTCTTATTCATAATTGCAGTAAAGACTTCACGTTTAATCATCATAAAACCTGTAGCTGACTCTTTAACACGAGCGAATCCGTTTTTAAATTCTGTATTAGGATATAGATTAACATTAAATTGTAAAAGATAATCACGCATTAGTTTCTCATCTATGTCTGTATTCTTCTTGATACGATCTAGTAATTGCTGCCAGTAAAAACCTTTGACAGGATATGTGCAGGTTACAACTTCTCTATTAAAGTCTATTATTCTTTTTAAGTTATCAATTGTGAAACCTATATCAGCATCAATAAATAATAAGTGCGTACCATTAAATTCTTTATTATCCAGGAACTTAGTTACAAACTTATTTCTAGCACGATTAATTAAAGATTCAGTTGGTAGTGTTTCAATCCTAAGATTGTGTCCCATATCATTTAAAGGTTTGATGCAATTAAATAATGAATGGAATGTAAGGTTACTGATGTTGCCACCATAGCATGGGATAGCTATTAGGATGTTCATTTGTTATTTGAATTGCTTACCTGTTATCCAAGTTACTAAAGAATTTCTTTCACCTTTAGTTACTGGCATAACTTCATGTAATACATAAGATGGAAATATAATTAATGTTCCTTGTGTTTTATCCATTAAAGTTCCTTTATCATCATCATAAAGATAAAGTTCACCACCTTCATACTCATCAGGATTTGTAAGTTGAATAGATATAGATAATTTTCTAACTGCCATATTCATTCCTCTATCAACATGCTTACCATATTTACCAGAAGGTGCTTCATAATTTGTAAATTGAAATCCTTCATTTAACCCAAATAAATTAAACTTAAAAAATCTTTCATTAAGATTTAAAGTAATGTCAGTTACTCTACGAAATACCCAATCCATACCATCAGCAGGATATAACCAAGATATTTTAGAATCTCTTACATCAGATTCTCCTTTAGTCTTTCCTTTAATTAAACCTTTATCTTTTGCTATATTAATTATTGTTTGGCATTCTTCTTTTGAAAATGCGTTATTCCAAAATGCGTAAAGATGAACTTGATCTAATTCAAAATTCCAAGATGAATTTTCAAATTTAGGTTCATGAAGTTTTATTACTTCTGACATATATTTCCCTTTCGTTTTTATTCTTTAGTCTTTAGTCTTTATTTCCCAATTTATAATAGATTCATTCCAAGAATAATACTGATTTTCTTCTAATTCTGTTGTTGGTTTATTAACTGGTGCTTCCCATCTACAAGTATCTTCGTTTAATATCCAACTAGGAAAATTTGGTTTAGGTGAAATAAAAGCATCTCTAATTTGATCGTAGTAATCTCCTATACCTGCGTAATTTTTTCTAATATTATTATTGTATGAAGTTTGTTTCCAAACATCTCTAGTATTATAAAGTTTATTAATAAAATCTACACCTAGTTGTTCTTGTTCAACTCCATTAGAATCTGTGATTACAGAATTGTTAATAGAGATTACTTTTTCAACTATATTTCCTGTTCCTAATTTTGCAAAATAAGCCATAATTTATCCTGTTATACTTCCACTATCGTTAAATACTATAACTTTATCTGAACCATCTGTTGTAACTGTAGGTGATCCTGTAGTAGTTCCTGAATAATTAGCAGTAGGAATACGAAGTATTACAACTCCTTTACCACCAGCTCCAGAAGCTAAGCTGTTAAGTACGCCATCTCCACCTCCACCACCTCCACTACCAGTATTAACTGTTCCTGCTGTTGCAGATGTAGGTTCAGAAGAACCACTTCCACCACCACCAGTTCCTCCAGCAACACCAGGAGAATTATTATAACCTCCACCACCGCCCCCACCAGCTCTTGTAACAGATGAACCTGTGATTGAAGAAGCTAAACCATTTCCTCCTGCACCACCTATTTGATTTCCTGATCCTGACTGTGTTGAACCAGCTACACCAGCTCCTCCACCTCCTCCTCCACCATGAGCATTATTAGTTGGATTACCATTACCACCTGCAAAACCTTGATTGGCTGTA